GCGTATATGGCGATCAGGATGCTAGAAGAGGTGGAAGCACAGCTTGTTAGCGTTATGGACAAGGGAAAGTTGGCAAAACAATACCTTGACAAACTAAACCGTAGATAAGGGATAATGTAACCATGAGTGACACCCAAGAAACTGGATCACTATCAGTCAAACAAGCCGCTAACGTATTTGGCGGGCTAATGGAAGCGAACGCTCAACCGGAAGCCGTTGAACAGGAAGTGGTAGAAGAGTCCGAAGCAAATGCAGAGGACGTTGAGGTAGAGGACACGTCGACCGAGGAATTTAGCGAGGACTCGGAATATGACCCCGAAACCAGTCAGGAAGAAACGGACGAAGCGAACGAAGAAGATAGCTCTCAGACTTACACCGTCAGAGTAGATGGTGAAGAAGTCGAAGTGTCGATCGATGAATTGTTGAGCGGGTATTCGCGGACTCAGGACTATACGCGTAAAACGATGGCACTAGCGGATCAGCGCAAGTCACTGGAAACAGAGCTTGAACAGATCCGGAGCGAACGCGCACAGCTAACGCAGGTTCTTGAGCAAATTGATGTTCAGGACCAAGAGCAAGAGCCGAACTGGGATGCGCTATATCAGCAAGACCCACAGCAATGGCTTATTCAGCGTGAAGTGTGGCGCGAAAGGCAAGAGCGTAAACGCGCACTTGTCGAGGAGAAACAGCGGTTGCTCCAAGCGCAGGAAGCGGACAAACAGCGAATCGTCGCACAGTTTGTTGAGCAAGAACGAGGCAGATTAGCCGAGGCTCTCCCTCAGTGGCGTGATGAGAAAGTAGCGAAGGCAGAGAAGGCGAAAGTGGCCGACTATGCCAAGAAGATCGGATTCACCGATCAGGAGATCGCTCAGTTCTACGATCACCGCGCTGTGACAACGCTCTATAAGGCGATGAAGTTCGATGAGCTTCAAAGCGGTAAACCAAAGGCTAAGAAGCAGGCAACGCCTGTTGCGAAAGCCGGAGCCGCAACAACAACGCCTAAAGGTCGAGATGCCTATCGTAAATCGCAACAACGACTCGCAAAGACAGGCAAGGTCGCAGACGCGGCTAATGCATTTAAACATTTGCTAGGTTAGGAGATTTAACTCATGGCAACTTTTACTACCTATGACGCGGTTGGTATCCGCGAAGAACTGGCTGATGTTATCTACAACATCTCGCCAGAAGAAACTCCGTTCATCTCTAACGTTGGACGTAAGTCTGTTGCGAACACATTGTTTGAGTTCCAGACAGATTCATTGGCTTCAGTCGATACAACTAACGCCGTTGTTGAAGGCGCAGGCGCAACTGCATCTGACGCTTCTGCGACTGCTACTAAGCGGATGCAGAACTACACGCAGATCAGCCGCAAGGTCGTTTCGATCTCTGGAACTGAAGAAGTCGTTAACAAGGCAGGTCGTAACTCTGAATTGAGCTACCAATTGGCTAAGAAGTCATCTGAGTTGAAGCGCGACATGGAGGCGATTTTGACTCGCAACCAAGCGGCTGATGCAGGCGATTCTTCAAACGCTCGCAACACTGCATCTTTGGAAGCATGGCTCCGCACTAACACTAGCCGTTCTACTGCGGGTACAACTGACGGTGCAAACCCAACGTTGTCTGGCACAACTTCTGGCTACCCAAATGCGGCGGCAACAGATGCCTCTAACGACGGACTTCGCGAGTTCACCGAAACTCTTTTGAAGGATGTTATTCAGAGCGTGTGGACAGAAGGTGGCGACCCATCAATCTTGATGGTAGGACCAACTCAGAAGCAGAAGGCATCAACCTTCACAGGTATCGCATCACAGCGTTACATGGCTCCAAACGACGGCCCAACAACAATCATTGGAGCCGCCGATATCTATATTTCAGACTTTGGTAGCGTCTCGATTGTTCCTAACAGATTTCAACGTGACCGTTCTGCGTTCGTTCTCGATCCAGAATACGCGTCAGTGAACTACCTCCGTGATTTCGAGGTTGTTGACTTGGCCCGCGTCGGTGACTCTGAGCAGAAACTTGTTCAGGTTGAATACGGTCTGGAAATCAGCAACGAAGCCGCTCACGGTGTGATTGCAGATATCGACGTTACTGCCTAAGTAGCG